ATCGACGACAATATCAGCGACATCGTCCTCTGGTCCCTGGTCAAGGGGAAGACGATACAGCAGCTTCTGTGGTCGCGGGGCGGCTTCGAGAGCTGGCTGATCCAGCCCGAATCATTTGGCGTCTACAATGAGAACGTCTCCAGCCTGGCCCGCCAGGAAGCGTTCATTCACTCGACGTTCCCGACGCGCAGCCGGTTTCGCCAGATCATTTCCGGACTGCCGCCGGCCAAGCAGGCGGCGCTGATGAAGGCAGCCGACAACCTCCAGACGAAAAACCGCGGCGGGGAGGACAACAACGGCACGCTCAAACAGATTATCGTTGGCGGCCTTTACCCGTTCCAGGCGGGCGGCAGCTCGCCGGCCACCGGCGGCGGCACCGTAACCCACCTGTTCGCCCCCCAGCCGGCGATGCAGTCCGCCGTTGTCGACCAGCTCGTGCCGCTGGAGGAAGTCTGGATGTGGAACAACGCCCAGGATGACTGGGCAACGGTCACCATGCTCGGCGAGCAGATCGTGTTTGGCGAAGATGTCCTGTTCAACGCCTTCGCCCAGGGGTCTGACACCCAGCGGGGGGTTTACAACGAGGACAACCCGCTGAGGGGCCAGCACGGCTTCGTTGAATACTGCGCCCTGCCGCTGGACGGCTATTTCTGGGGGGTGAGCTTCGTTAGCCTCGTGGCCCTGCTCCAGCGATCCCTGAACAACCGCATTGACGGCATCAACCGGATGCTGCGGATGCAGGAAGACCCGGCCCGGTTCTTCACCGGCAGCACGTCGATCAACCAGAACGCCTATGCCAAGCTGAACAAGCCGGGCGGATATTTCACAGACGGCAACCCCAGCGCGAAAGTCGAGAAGCTTGCCGATCAGGTGCCGCCCGACATCTGGAAATCGTTCGCCGAGATCAATGGAATGTTCGACACCATCGGTGGGTTCCCCCCGATCATGCGGGGAGAAGGCGAGGGGTCGGTACGCAGCCAGGGGCAGTCAGACACCTTGGTGCGGCAGGGTGCGGCACGGCACTTAGATGCGGCCCTTAAAATAGAGCGTTCTGTTGAGTGCGCGGGCGGGGTGATTTTCGACCTCTTGCGCGCCAAGAGCAGTCAGCGGCTGACGGCATGGGTGATGCCGAACGAGCAGTCCATTCAAACGGACATCGAGCCGGACCCGTCCCTTGAGCCGCCGGTCAAGGGCATGCAGCCGATAACGTTCACTTACTCAAACATGTTGGACAACACGAAAGTCAGCGTGGACAGCCATTCGTCCAGCCCGGCGTTCTCGCACGACATCAGGGAGCTGGCGTTCGCCTTGGCTAAAATCGGCGCCGCTTCACCGAAGCGGGTTGCTCAGATCATCGGCGCACCGATGCAGGATGAGCTGGTCGAGGATGCTGAGCGGAAGGAAATCGAGACCGCTGCGTTGTTGCAGGCGCACCCGGAGCTGCTTGAAAAGCATCATAAGAAGTAACGGGCATGGCCGGGCCGCCGGGCTGGTGTGGGACTCGAACCCACACGCACGGCGCTTCCGCCGCTCTCTGAACCACTTGAGAATAACCAGCCCAGCGGGGGCGCCTATATCACGCGACGACGCTAACGTGGAAGTAATCTGCCCCCGCAATCCCGTTCGTGGTCGGCGTGCTTCCGTATGACACAGACAGCCGGCCATTCGACAGGTCGGCGGTGGTGTATCCGGACAGCGTCACCCCGACTTCTGGCTTCCCGAAGGCGGTGAAAACCCCGGTCAGGCCCGTATAGCCGGACGCGCCCTGGCCATTGAGCCATGTCAGGGCGAAATCCTGCGGTGTGACGCCCCAGCAGGTGATGCCGTCGCCGGCGTGCCCGTCCGAAATGGTGTCCCACTGGTTCAGAACCAGCGAGCGGGCGTCGAGGTAAAACTGGTTGTCGCCCGAGCCGCCGGTGAGGAAGTCGGACCCCGCCCCAGCGTCCAGGATGTTGTTGCCGCCGCCCGCTGAGGTGTTGATCGAGCACAAATCGAAGCCGCCGCCCGCCAGAATGAACACATCCGGCGTTGTCGCCGCTGACGACACATCCAGCGTGCTTTGTCCGGCGGCAAAGCCAGGCCCCGGTCCGGATGCCAGCTCGGCTGCCGCCCCGGCCTGCGTTGTGACGGCCCCGCCCAGGTCCAGCTCGGACTGAATGCTCGCAACCGGCCCCGAGTAGGGCGTTCCAGCGTCCTCGGCCTCGCCGCCGAAGGAGTTGAAGACGTAGAACTCGCCGCTGGTGGGCGTTGGGGTCGGCACGCTCGGTTTGGCTGTCATAGAAATTGTTTCCTGTTCTGGTTCGCCGTTCTGGCAGATCAGAATTGACTTGCACAATCCCAACGTCAAGGAATTTCCAGACACAATCGAGCTCGTTCGTTGTGCGTTGTTTGTTCTTTTCCGCAAATTAGGTCAGTACTGCTGACGTTCCTTGACCTTCATCGTTTCCATAGGTTAAGAGTCGCGTGTCTCAGGCCCTGAGATCCCCCGTGGGTAGCTCTGGGGGTGCTTTGAAGGAGAAACCCTATGATTCGTTTTCGGCGCGGCCGCAAACACAAGCGGTGATCGAAGCTGGCGCCGCCAGCAGCGGCGCCACTTCTCTGGAGGTTTGAGTGGGTTTGGCACCGATGCCGATGGGCGTACCTGGCGGGGGGTTACCTCCCGGCATGCCCGCGCCCGGTGGTCAGGGTATGCCAGGCGCTCCGCCGGCCAATGTTGGCCCGCATACCATCCCGCAGAACAATCCCGGCAATTCCAAAGAGGCGCTGGTCAAGTTGACGCAGGCCGCTGATCTGATCGGCAAGGCGATCCCGTCCGTGCCGATGGGGTCTGACATGCACCAGAAGGTGCTCAAGATCGCCACCGATCTGACGAAGCTGGTCGGCGAATTCCGCGATGTCGCCTCCAAGCAGGAACAAGCCCAGATGCTTGTTCAGCACCTGATGCAGATGCGTCAGCAGGGCGGCCAGCCCGGCGGCCCAATGCCAGCTCCACCCAACGCCGGCCCCGCGATGGCGCCGCCCGGCGGCGCTCCACCACCCGGAATGTAGGAGAACACCCATGGCGAGTTCCAATACCAGCAACGCCCCAGGCGGCGGATCTAGCCCGTTCGCTCCGTACGTGACGACGATCAACATGGACGATCCGCTGATGAAGCGCGTTCCGTTCACGATGATGGACATCGGCGCTAACGCGGCGTCCATGCCCGGCTTCAAGTCTGGCGTCGGTTCGATCGAGCACACCGGCAAGTCGCCGACGAAAGCCTAATTGGTGAGTGACGCCAGAACCCCGGCACAGATCGCCCAGCAGAGCGTTCAGTTGCTCAATCAACTTCTCGGTGATCCGCGCACGGCGCCGGAAGCTGAGAAGCTGATCCAGACACTCAACCCGCAGGCTGAATTTCCCTATCGCCAGCAGCGCGAGGCCGTTCTTGGCCCGGTGATGGGTGAGCTGGAGAAAGAGCGCGCCCGCGTGGCTGCGCTGGAGGAAAAGTGGAACGCCCGTGAGGCCGCCGAGGCCAAGCGGGAGACCAAGCGGCACGAAGATGAGCTGCTGGCTCGCATGGAGGCTGTGAAATCCAAGCGCGGGCTGTCGGACGACGCGATGCAGCGCGTCATGGACCGCATGCGCGCGAACAACAATCCGGATGTCGAGGCTGCCGCCGCGTGGGTGGCCGAGAGCGTGCCCAAGCCGGCACCCGCCGCTGGATATGACTACCTGCCAAGCACGGTTGATCCGTTCGGCACCGCCTCGAAGGACGAGACGTGGGCGGCTTTGCACAAAAGCCCCGATCAGTGGCTCACCGCCGAGCTGCGCTCGATCGTCCGTGACCCAGAATTCACCCGTCTCGGTGGCGCTTAGGAGAACCCGGTAGATGTCAGGTTCAATAACCCAATTTACCGGCCCCAGCAGTGGCGGCATGGTTCCTGGCGGTCTAACCGGCCAGCAGCTTTCCTACATCACGCGCCGGGCGATCATCCCGACCGTGTTCGTGCAGGTCTACCAGGCGCATCCGCTGCTGTCGCTGCTGCTGGCGAATACCCAAGCGGCCATGGGCGGTGTCGGGCAGATCACCTTCCCGGTTCAGGGATCGAGCTTCGTGTCGTTCCAGTGGGGCGGCTTCGGCGGTGACTTTCAGATCCCGCAGGATCAGGTCGCACTGAACAACGCTCAGTTCAACCTCAAGGCCGGCATGGTTCCGATCGGCTTCTTCGGGTTTGAGAGTATAATCCAGTCTTCTGAAGTCGTTATTCCCAAGCTTCGGGCGGTGACATCGGACGCCGCAGTCGTTATGAAGCAGTCGCTTGCTACTTCTCTGTATTCATATACTCAGAATACTCTAGCTCTAGATTCTCTAGTTGGCGCATACGATAACGGCACAAACACCGCGACGTATGGGGGCATCGCCCGTACCAACGGCTACTGGCAGGGTCAGTTTTACCCGAACTCGGCGACGATATCGAACCGCCTGGGCATCGCTCAGGCCCTGGTGAAGGTTCAGACGGGCGCGGGCGGCGAGTCACCCGACTTCATTATCATGAACCCGGTGAACTGGGCCACGCTGATGGCCGACTTCATGGGCGCCGAGATTTTCAACACCGATCCGCGCAGCCGCTATGGCCGGGGTGATGTGGTGAACGCCGGCTTCCGCGCGATCCGGGTGCTCGACACGCCGATTTTCTCGGACCCATTCTGTCCGGTCGGTGAGATGTACATGATCAACTCGCGCTATCTCGCGATGTTCATGCACCCTTCGTTGCAGATGTATTTTACTGGCTTTGAATCTATGATTCCGCAAGGGCAGTTGGCCTCGATCGGCGTCCTCGTTGCCGCGCTCAACATGTGCTGCATGAAGCCGTCTTCGGGTGCGCACTTCACCGGCCTCCAGTCTCCTGGCTGGGTGGGCGGACCGCCGCCGCCGCCGGCAATCGCCTCTGCTACCGCCTTCGCTGGCGCTCCACTGGTCTAAGGGAACCCCGACATGCCAAATCGTTATGGTGGCGTAGGCATTACGCTCCCGCTGAATCAGCTAGGCACCAACAACTTCACGCTTCAGGCCGGCGAGGTGATGTACATCCCGCCCGGCTACTTCAACATCGCGCACGGGCCGTACTCGAGCATTCAGGTCTACGATCCGGTGATGACGGTGTGGCGCCCGATTGCCAACGACGGCTTCGAGGGCAACTTTGTTCAGGTGGACTCGGACGGCGGAAACTACCGCATCGCCAACCAGACGGGTTGCCCGGTTGCCGCGGTGCTGTCGAATGCCGGCACGGGCTACACCTCGGCGCCGACGATCACGGCGGCGGCTGGGTCAAGCTCCTGGGTCGCGATCATGGGTCAAGTCGTCAGCACGACGGCAACCGTGGTCCTTGGCGGCTCCAACTACGTTTATCCGCCGCTGCTGGTGATTGGCGCTCCTGGCTCGCCAGGCATTCCCGCGACCGGCTATACCACGCTCACGTCGGGCTCGATTTCCTCCGCCACCATCTTAAACCAGGGTGCGGGCTATCTGACGGCGCCGACCGTGTCGGTGCTGAACGATCCGCGCGACACCACGGGTTCCGGCGGTATGGTTACGGTGTCGCTGACGGGCAGCCAGACGGTGAACGCCGTCATTTGCACCAATCACGGCCTGCCGATCACCTCGCAGACCGTTCCGGCGCTGACGTTCTCCGGTGGTGGCGGCTCGTCAGCCGCGGCCACGATCATCATGGACTGGACGGTGACATCCTATGCCGTCACGGCCGGCGGTCTTGGCTACTCGGTTTGGGCGCAGGTTGGCACGATCGGTTTCGGTGCGCCGACAATCGCGCCGGCTTATACCAACCCGAACTCGCAGGCGTCCTTCTTCCGTGGCCGCTCGCCGGTGATCAACGCGGCGCTCAGTTCCAACGCCATTACGGCGACGGGGCAGACGCTGGTGGACGGTGGGCATATTGCTTCGGCGGCGAACGCCACGAACAACATGCAGATCGCGATTTATGGCGGCGTTCTCACCGGCTCGACCTCGACCGTTGCCACTCTGACGCTCGGCGTTGGCGGCGTGTCCGATTTCCTCTGGATGCAGGCGGGCTAGGTGGGCTTGTGTGCTCCTATCGAAATACATCTTTGAAGTCAGGGACTTAATCAGAGACCCGCAGGGAATTTTCGTTACCGAAACTTCTCTCGTTCAGTACATCAATGAGGCCAGGGCGGCGACATCTCTCCTGACGGGGTGTTGCCGCCGTCTCATTTTGGGCCAGCCCGAATTCGGTGGCGTGGCCACGCCCGACGTGGCCGTTCCCGGTGGTGCGCGGCCCAATTCCGATCCAGGCAGTCAGTTTCAGTCTGTGGCCGGGCAGGAGCGTTATCCCTACATCGGATTCGCCAACGAATACCTCAACGAGCAGTATCAGGGCCTTCGCGGCATCTGCGACGTGATTTCGGTGACGGTTTCATGGGGCGGGGCCGTGAGGCCCAGCCTGGATTGGATGCCGTTTGAGGATTTCCAGGCTTACTGCCGGTCCAATCAGATCCTGGTGACGAACTATCCGATCGTGTGGACGGTATTCAACGACGGCGAGGCCGGCGAAGTCTGGATGTTCCCCGTCCCGCAGAACGCCAATGAGATGGAGTGGGACTGTCTTTGCACGGCCGGGCCGATCTGGAAGGATGGCGATTTCGACGCCCTGCCATCTCCGTTCCATAACGGGGTGAAGTACTACGCGGCGATGCGTGCCTACGAATCATCGGGGCGCCTGGGATCGGCCGAGCTGATGCGCAGCCGCTTCGAGGACAGCAACCAGTTGCGCCGTGGCGCCGTAGACCGAGGTAAAGTACCGACTCGTTACGGTTCTTGGTAGCCAATGTCCGGCAACCGCGACGGCATCACCAAGCTCAGCCAGGCTGAGGAGCAGCGCTTAGGCGTTCCCGGCAACACGAAGTTCTGGTCAGCCGCACCATTCGGCAGCATGAACCAGTCCGACGCGCGGACGGCGCTGGAAGACAACGAAGCCTACTGGCTCGAAAACTTCCTGCTCACCGGCAAGGGAAGTCTGCGCACCCTCTACGACAAGGGGCCGGCGCTGTATTCCGCCACGGGCGGGAAAACCATCATCTACTTCTCGTTCTTCAACATCAACAACATGACGAACTGCGCCGTCTTCCTGTCGGACGGCACGGCCTACGATGTCTCATTCCCGAGCGGGGTGGTCACGACCATCAGCGCCGCGGCCGGCACATTCTACGACGGCGGGCAGTTGCCGGTGTGCTGCCAGTCCGGTTCACAGTATCTTCTAATATCCAACAATATAAGCCAGAACAATTACTGGATATGGGACGGCACTTTACTGTATTCAGCCGGCTCTCTCGGCCCCTACGTGATCGGCGATATAACCGCCGGCGGTTCTGGTTACACCAGCGCGCCGACGGTGACGTTCTACGGCGGGGCCGGGACGGGTGCGACGGCCACCGCGACGATTCAGGACGGTTCGGTTGTCGCTTTGACGATCACCAACGCCGGCACCGGCTACAACCCGGACGATGTCGTGGAGGCCGCGTTTTCCGGTGGCGGCACTGACAACGGCGCCGTTCTGCAAGCGGTTCTGACCACATCCGGCGTTGAGGCTGCGGTCATCGATGCCGGCGGTTCCGGCTACACCAGTGCGCCGACCGTTGTTTTCTCGGCCCCTGACAGCGGCGTGACGGCGGGCGGCATCGCCGCCCTCACCATGGATGCGGTGTCCTCGATCACCGTCAATGTGCCGGGCACTGGCTACACATCCCCGCCGACGATCACGCTGACAGGCGGCGGCGGCACGGGGGCCGCCGCATCGGCGGTGCTGGCGATCAGCGGCATCAGCGACATTCAGGTGGTGTCGGGCGGTTCCGGCTACACCAGTGCGCCGACGGTCACGATATCAGGCGGCGGCGGCACGGGTGCTCACGCGGTTGCCGTGCTCACTGGCACGGTGGTAACCACGATTACCGTCACCGCCCCCGGAGCCGGCTACAGCTCGACGCCGAGCGTTTCCATGTCGGGGGGCGGCGGCACGGGCGCTTCGGCCGTGGCGGTGCTTACCGTCGCATCGGTAACCAGCGTCAATGTGATCAATGGCGGCTCTGGGTTCACCGGCACGCCCGGCATCACCTTTGCAGGCGGCGGCGGCACGGGGGCCGCCGGCACGGCGGTTGTCATTGGCGGCGCCATTTCGTCCATCACCATGACGCAAGCCGGCAGCGGCTACACATCGCCGCCTACCGTTCAAGTGTCGGGCGGACTGAACATGGCGGCGGTCGCGTCGATCAGCATCATGCCGTTCGGTGTCAGCGGCACGTCGATCGAAACATTCCAGTCGCGTGTCTGGATCAGCAACCCGGCCGGGTTCGGCCCGATTTACAACGGCGGCGTGTTCAACGTCTCAGCGCCTTCGTCGCTCACCAACTTCGCCACCTCGGCCGGTGGCCTGCTCTACACCAGCAGCGACCGTTTCCTGCGTCAGCAATATGTTGCGGTGCATCAGCTCAACGGGTTCTTCTACACACTGGCCGATTCATCGTCGGACGTGATCTCGAATGTGCAGACCGCCGGCACGCCGACAGCCACGACGTTCAACTATCAGAACATCAATGCGCAAATAGGCTGCACGTGGCGCGACAGCGTGCAGGACTACGGGCAGTCTGTCCTGTTCGCCAACGGCAATGGCATCTGCGGCCTCTACGCCGGGACGGTCAAAAAGGTATCCAAGAAAATGGACAACCTCTTTGACAATTTCGTTGCTCCCGCGGCGGGCGGCGTCACGCCGAGTGCCGCGGTTGCCAGTCTCTACACAATTCCGGTCTACCTGCTGAACATCACCATCATAGACCCGCTTAGCGGCTCACCGCGCACGGTGCTGATCGGATGGGACGAGGCGAACTGGCTGATCTGTTCGCAGACAAGCGAGTTTACGTTTGTTGCCACACAGGAAATATCATCGGTGATGACGGCGTGGGGCACGGACGGAACCGGGCTTTATCCGCTGTTCCAGACGCCATCGGCGGCGCTTGCGGCCACGATCGCCACGAAAATGATAGGTTCCGACAGGTCTTATATCGTTAAGGAACCGATGACCGTTTATGTGCGGTCAACCGACAAATCGGCCGATCAGTCCGGCATCGAGCTTGCCATCACCGCCGAGGCCGAGGGCATTGCCCAGCAGGCCGGGCTGGAGCCGCAGAATCTTCCGCATCAGGCTTATCCGCTGCCCGTTCAGCCTGCGTATGCCGCGCCGAACTACACCGCGCCGCTGTGGGGCGGGCCGATGCCGGGCGTGGCCGGAACTGCTATTGGGGTAACGATAAAGAGCTATTCAAAGGATTTTGTTCTAAGTGAAATATCCTTGTCTTACCGGGATGTAGCGAGCGTGTGGGGATGATCGTAATCCGGCTCCTGATTTGCCTGCTTTCCATCGCCACCTGCAAGGCGGCGTGGGGTGACACGGCATGCCCCACCGTCTCGAACAACATCGAGAACCTGTCTGTGTCGGTTACGGGCGCCCCCTCGGCGGGGCAGGGGTTTTACGATCCGACAACCGGGGGGCTTACTTTCCAGCCGGTTGGACCTGGCAACCGCGCGCACTACTTTGTTGGCGTTCCGCGGGCGCTGGTTGTCGGCCATCAGTACATGCCGTGGGTTACTCTGCGGGCCTATCCGGAAGCGCTTGTTCAGGAAAAGAGTAACTGCCCAATTCTGTTGCAGAATGGCAAGCCGCTGCTGACGACGGGCAACGTCCGGGTCACCGTGGCGCCGATGGTCAAGTTCCCCTGTGCGCTGATTTCTGACCAGAAACACACGATTCTGGTGGGGATCATGAATCCGGCCTTCAACATCTATCAGGCGGTTTATGATTCCGAGACGCAGTTTCTCGATGTTCAGTACGTCAACGGCGCATCGCTGATGTTCGTTGGCGTCCCGCTCTCGCTCCTGGGCAGCTCGGCGACTATTCAGTGGAATGATCTCGCGCCGTATCAGGAAGCCCTGATGACGGAAAACACCGGCTGCCCGGTGCTTTTACAGGGGGTCTTCTGATGCGCAAAGTCGTTGTGTTCCTGATCGTCGTCATGGCGGCAACCCCGGCGCTGGCGGTAATTTATTACCCCCTTCTAACGAACAACACGTTTGTCTACGCCGGGTTTGTCTTCGGCGTCAGTGCATTCGGAAGCGGGAGGTTCTGATGCGCGGCGCGCTCTGTGCGGTTATTCTGTTGCTATCGCCGATCGCCGCGCACGCTCAGTGCGCTCTGCCGGTGACCGGGGGACAGGTGTGGACCGCGGCCATGTGGAACACCTGCCTGGGTTATCTTTACACCAATGTCGGCACCGGCGGCGGGGTTTCGGGCTCCAACTTCAATGCCACCTTCCCGACAACGGGACTGGCGATCGGCGCGACGGCCGGGGGCAACATGGTGCCCATTGGTGCTGATGCGTTCAACGATCTCAACGTCACGCTGAAAACCGCCCTGCCTGCCGGGGGCAACGTCATCGGCTCCGTCACCCAGTCCGGAGCGCCGTGGTCCGTCAACATCAGCGGGGCCGTTCCGCTGCCCAATGGCGCCGCGGTGTCCATGTATCAGGGCGGCATTTACAACCTCGTGGCCCCCGTCCTGACCAACGGGCAACAAACCGCCCTTCAGCTTGATTCGTCCGGAAACCTCAAGGTGAACATCATTGCCGGGGGCAGTGGCGGCGGTGGCGGATCATCGTCCGCGTTCGGCGCGACTTTCCCGCTGACCGGCACCGCGATCGGCGGCTCCAACGGCGGCAACATGGTCTACATCGGCGCCGACGCCTCGCATAACCTCGATGTCAATCTCCAGACAGCGCTTCCTGTCGGGGCAAACGTCATCGGCGCGGTGACGCAGTCGGGAACCTGGATTGTCTCTCTGCCCGTGGGGGCCGCGACTTCGGCCAATCAGGCAGCCGTTCAGGGATCGGTGATGGGCGGCACGGTAGCGCTCATGTCGCAGCTCGCCGGCGCCGCCTACAATTCGTCAGCGCCCACTCTGACCAACGGCCAGCAGGCCGCGTTGCAGGTTGATGCCAGCGGCAATCTCAAGACCAACGTGGTTGCCGGGATTACCTCAACATTCGCTACCACGTTCCCAACGTCGGGCTTTGCCATGGGCGGCTCGAACGGCGGCAACCTGGTCTATATCGCGGCGGACGGCTCGCACAATCTGGATGTCAACTGCATCGTTGGCTGCTCGGGCGGCACGACCTCGAACGCCACATCCGGCGTGGCGACATCATCGAGCAACGGCGCCTCGGTTGTCTGGGCTTACGGCTTCAACGGCACCACCTGGGACCAGCTACAGGTGGACGCCTCGAAGTACCTCAAGGTCAACCTCGAAACCGCGGTCCCGGCCGGCAGCAACGTCATCGGCGGGGTCACTCAGTCCGGCACGTGGAATGTAACCAACGTCAGCGGCACGATCTCCCTGCCCACGGGTGCGGCCACCGCGGCGAACCAGACAGCAGTCACCGGCACCGTTGCCGCCGGCACCGCGGCGAGCAATTCCCTGCTGGCCGGCGGCGTGTACAACTCGACACAACCGGCGCCGACGACGGGCCAGCAGACCGCCTTGCAGGTGGATGTGCATGGCAATCTGCGCACCAATTACGGCTCGGTTACCCTGGTGGCGCTTGATGTGGCGACGGTCACCACCGGCGGCACTGCCGTCACCGCCCTGACTGCCGGGCACCGGACGGCCGGCGGCTGGATCAGTAACCCGACAACGGCCACGATCAATCTTTGCATTAACGAAATCGGCACCGCGACTGGCACAACCTCATCCGGCAGCACAACCTGCATATCGCCGGGGGTCACTTACGCGCTGGCGCCGAGCACTGGCGCGGTGTCGGTCATCTCGTCGGACTCTACCCACCCGTTTTCCGGCGAGGGCTTCCAGTGATGAACCGCAGGCTTTCCTGGCTATTCTGCGCCCTGCTCGCGGCAGGCTTTGCGCCACGCATCGCCCTGGCGCAGCAGGCAACACAACTGCCGGCGGCCAATCTGCCGCTGTCGGGCGCCGAAACGCTTTACCTCGTGCAGAATGGCAATTCCGTCCAGACGCCCGTCTCGACAGTCCAAGGTGTCGGCGTGTTCAACAATCTGACGGCTGCCACGCTGTCGGTCACCGGCGCATCGTCGCTGGGTGTGGTCAACCTTGCCGGCAAGCTTTCGATCCCCGCCTCAACCACGGGCAGCGCTTATATCAATCTGGCGCAGGGCGTTGCGCCGTCATCGCCGGTGAACGGTGACCTCTGGACCACCTCTACGGGGCTGTTCGCGCGCATCAACGGCGCCACGGTCGGCCCGTTCGGCACCGGCGGCGGCGCCAACACGTCCACCGCCAATAACCTCGCCTACTATTCCGCTAACGGCAACGTGGTCAGCGGCCTCGCCACGGCCAACAGCGGCGTGCTGGTCACCAGCAACGCCGGGGTGCCCTCGATCTCGACCACGCTTCCCGGCGGCCTGACCATCGGGCCGTTCATCGGCACCGTTAACAACTACGCTGCGTCGAGCAATTTGCCGACCGTTACAAGTTCAAACTCAGGCCAGCTCGGTTTTGTCAGCAACTGCCTGAACGGCAGCCAGGGCAGCGGCACGGGAACGGGCTGCCTTTACATCGTGAACAACGCCGGATCGTGGCAGGCCATGCCGCTGATCCCGACGACCCAGATCACCATTGGCGGGCAGGCTATCTATCTCGGCGGCTCCACGACCAATCAGGGCAACGGCTCGAAGCTGGCGACTGCTAACGGCGCGTTCACCAACGGCGACTGTGTGCAGATCAACAGCGGCGGCGCCTTCGTCGACAGCGGCTCGGCGTGCAGCAGCGGCGGTGGCGGCAGCGGCACGGTCACGTCCAACTCAGCCAACAGCATTACCTACTATGCGGCGTCCGGCACCACGGTCACCGGCCTGGCTGTTGTCAACAACGCCGTGCTGGTCACCAGCGGCTCGGGCGTCCCTTCGGAAGCAACAACGTTGCCGTCCGGTCTGACGCTGCCCACCGAGACGATCAGCAACCCCGCGATCACCGGCACCGGCACCTATGTTGGCCTCACAGGTTCCGGCAAGCTGGTCACCGCCGCCAGCACCACGACGCAAGCCGGCCTCAATCTGCCGGCGGGCGCCGCGCCAACCAGCCCGACCAATGGTGATGTGTGGACCACGACGGTTGGCGTGTATGCGCGCATCAACGGCACCACGGTTGGTCCGTTTGGCACGGCTACGGGCTCGGTCAGCAGCATTGCGACGACAAGCCCGATCAGCGGCGGCACCATTACCACCACGGGCACGATCACCTGCCCGACATGTGCGCTGACGACCAACGGCGGGTTGCTGACTGCGACCTCCCCCGCCGCGATCAGTGCCGCGGGCCTCATCACGTGCGCTACGTGCGTCACGACATCGGGCGGCGGCGCGCTGACCGCGACCGCGCCGGTGGCCGTCAGCGGTGCCGGCCTGATCACGTGCGCGAACTGCCTGACGGTTTCCGGCGGTGGCGCCTTTACCGTCAGCCTTCCACTGGTTCTTGTCGGCAGCCAGGTATCGATCGGGAATGAGAAAGGTGTTGGCACCCTGAACTGGGACAGCAACACCGTGGTTTCGGCGAACACGTACTATCTGACGCTGGCCTGGCCTTGGGGGACGGGCTCGATCGTGAGTGTGACTTACCTCACAAGCGGGACGAATTCACCGGCGTTCAACATCGCAATCCAGGTGAACGGGGCGAATGTCACAACCTGCAACGGCATCACTGTCAGCAGCGGGACCGCCATGACGACGACATGTGGCTCGAACACCATCGTCAGCGGCAACCCGGTTTCGGTCGTCACCTCGGCGATTACCGGCTCGCCCAGCTCGGCGGCGGTGCAGGTGAATTACGTCAGGAGCGCACTGTGATCAGGCGCCTCCTCGCACTCATCTTCATTTTCATATCGTTTCAGGCCGTTGCGTTGCCGCCTGTGCCGGCGCCGCTGACCGGCACCGTCACAACGCAAACGTGGACCTCCTTCGATCAGAGCTTTGCCGGGATCACGCTCGCGTCCGGCAAGCCGTTTCATTTTAACGTTCTGCCGCCGGCCCAGTACAGCGGCACGACGTACAAATACCCGCTCTATATCTGGCTGCACCCGCAAGCTGAGGGCAACGCCTGGTACAACGGATCGAACACCAACGCGCTGTATGCGACGGGGTCTGGCTATGAGGCCCAGAACTACAACGCCGTTCCCTTCCTGACAGCCTATCCGGCCTTTATCGCGGTGCCATACGCGGATCAGACAACCGACACTTCGGGGGGCGCGGTCGAGAACTGGGGCGGGTGGTGCAACAGTGGCGTCACCGGCAGCGGGACGGTTTATTCGGGCGACACCGGGCCAAACACGTTCGCCGTGCTGGCGATGATCAATTACCTCGAAACGCAATACTCGATCGACACCACGCGCATCTACATCAACGGGTTCAGCCTCGGCGGCATCGGCGCCGAGTACTTCATGCAGCACTACAACGCCTACACCGGCGACCTCGGCCGCGTGTTCGCGGCCGGCGCATCGGAAGCTGGCGTGCTGCAAATCAACGGCTGTGGCGGCAGCACCGTCACCACGGCGCAGTCCACACAGATGAAGACCGTGCCGGTGTGGTGGTTTTCCGGCACCAATGACACCAACAGCCTCGCGTCCGAGTGGAATAATCCGATGTGGACGGCCCTGGCCGGCAACTCGTCGTACCCATCGGCAATCACCAGCGCGTCATCAAATCAGGCCGGCACCAGCGCCATGCGTTACACGCTTTGTGCCACCTGCGGGCATCAGGACACGGATTCGTCCGGCAACCCCGTGTGGACGAACACCACAATCAACAGCTTCCTGTTCTCGCAGGCGTCCTCCGCGGGGTATTTCAGCGTCAGCAGCGGGAGCGTCAAAACGCCGGGTGGAGCAACCTTTGTCGGGAACGGCGTTGGCTTTGGTGACGGCCAGATCGGCGCGATAACGAGCGCGTCGCAGGTAACAAACCTCTTTCCCGGAACCAAGATTGTCGAGGTTTACGCATTCTCTTACGCCGCGCCCAGCACCTATTCCGCATTCGTCAACACGATGACGCAGGCCGGCATCGTGGTCCTTTTCGGCAACGGGCAGAACTTTTTCACAGACGGCACATCGGCCGGGAACGTCGGCGGCGGCTGCGGCGACATATTCACTGGTTCGATTCTGACGACGGAATCGAACTGGTACGCCAGCATGGCGGCGTACTACATCAACAACCCCTATGTGTGGTTCACCACCAATAACGAGCCGTCATTCGTGACGGGCACAACTTCGGACTCGTGCTCGACGCAGGGCGGCACTATCAGTTTGCCCGGCCTCGCGACGTGGGAGCAGGCGACCTATAACGCCATTCGCGGAACCGGCAACAACACGATCGTTATGCTGGAGGAACCGTCCGGCGGCGATCCTGGCACGGTCGGCGCCTATACCCAGACCGCCTATCAGACCTATGGCTTGCCAATGACGCCATCGGTGTTTTCGACCATGAAAGGCGTGGTCTGGAACCTGCACTATTATGGATTTGCCAGCGGGTACAGCACGACGCAGGCGACAGTGAACGATTTCCTCCTGGGCAGCGCTTACGACAGCCCAAGCTGCTGTTCGTCGCCAACCCAGTATCAGGCGACGGGTATTCTGGCGGCACAGACCATCCCCAGCGCTGACGGCGTGATGCCGGTTTTCATCGGCGAGTACGGCAATTCGACCAATGGCACGACGATTGATGCGAACGGGCAGAATGTCGTGACCGCTGTTGGGACGTACGCGAACGGATCGAACGCTTTCGGCTCTATCGCGTGGGTTTGGAACAGCTCTTACACATGCTGCGACAGCCTCACCGTCAACGGGACATCGGTCATGTCGCCCTACGGAACATCGGTGGCATCCCTCATCGCGGCGCCGACAATCGGCGGCGAGACAATCACTGTCGGCACGATCGCACAGCAGAAATCCAACATGTCCTTCACCGTGGGCGGGACAATCAGTGGCGTTACCACGATCCCCACGCTGCAATACAGCGTCAACGGCGGCGCTTGGACCGCGCTCCCGAACGGATCGCCGGTCACCACAAGCAGCTTCATGTTCACCGTGCCGGGGCAGGCCACCAGCACGGCCAACACCGTTGCGGTGAGGGACGCCAACAACACCGGCATTGCCACAACATCGAATTCCTTTGCCGTGGTCACCAGCTCCAGCGGCCCGAGCGGGATAAACTCGGTCACCAACCTCATAAAATATCTGAACAGCCTGGCGGGGAATCACATCCTCTCTGGCCAGTTCACTGAAAACAACGGCTCCAGCCCGCCGAGCCCGTACGGCTATGCGTCCTTTCCGCTTATTCAGAACATCACCGGCCAGTACCCAGCCATGCTCGGCTGCGATGCGGCGCAGGGCACGACCGTTGTCAATTACTGCGAAAGCTACGCCATTCCGTACTGGAACGCCGGCGGATTGCTCATTATGAACTTCTGGCCGAACAATCCAGCCGACAACGGCAGCGCCCTGTGGGGCTCGGATCAAAGCGTTCCGGCGGGCGGCTGGGGCGATGTCGTGCAAGCGGGCACCACGGCAAACACGAATTTCAACGCAGAGCTGAACGCACTCGCGATGATGCTCCAGGACTATCAGAACGCCGGCATTATTCTGATGTACCGCAGCCTGATCGAGAGCAACGGAAACTGGTTTTGGTTTGGCACGGGGAGCTGTTGCGGCGGTGGCGGCAGCGGCATAACGGCAGCGCAGAATATTGCGATATTTCAATATATGCACGATTATCTGGTCAAGACGAAGGGGCTCACCAACCTGGCGTTCATTTTTTCTCCGAACGCTTGCCGTGGCGGCACCTGTGATTCATCGCTTTATCCCGGCGCGGCCTACGCCGATATCGTCGGGTGGGATATCTATTCGGACAACCCCGGCAACGATTCACAGGGCGATTACAACACCATGTCGACGTACGGGAAGCCGATGTTGTACGCCGAATTCGGCTCCAACCTTGGCGGCAACACCGGCGGTGGTGATGTGTCCTTTTTGGAATCCACGCTGATCAGCCAAATCCAGACATACACCCCTAATGTGGTGGGCTGGCAGCAGTGGTGGTCCGGCAACAACCCCCCGGCCGTTGGGTGGGGCATGGAGCTTCTGACCAACACCACCGATACGAAGACGGCGATCAACAACAGCGTCGTCATCAACCGCGGGCAGATCATCTGCTCGATCTGTGGCGGCGGTGGCGGCGGCGGATCAACGGTGGTGAGCTGGAACCCCGGCGATACCTCGCCCAGCATCACGCTCTCGAACAACAACCTCACGGCGACCGGAACCGGATCGGCCATCGGCGGCACGCGGGCCACGCTCTCGCAGAGCACGGGCAAAGTTTGTTACGAAGTCATGGCATCGGTCGTGACCGTTGATGAATCTCTTGGCCTTGCCAATGCAAGCGAGGTTCTGGCCGGCAGCTTCACCCCAGGGCGCGACAACAACGCCGTCGCATTCTACCCGTCCGGCGGAACGCCGCAGAGTGTGTTTTTCAACGGCGTCACGCTTCTCAGCGGCACCGTGGCGGCGGCTGCCAATGGCGACTACATCACGCTTTGTGCTGACCTTGGCGCCGATCTCCTGTGGATCACCACCCCCGAGACGCGCGCAGCCGGGCGGACGTGGAACAACAGCAGCACCGCCAACCCCGGCACCGGCACTGGCGGGCTGTCCTTCAGCGGCCTCACCTGCCCCTGCTTCCCCTATTTCGGCACCCAGGATCTGACCACCACGGTCACGCTCAACGCGGCCGGGCCGTTCGCCATTGCCACGCCATCGGGCTTCGCCGCATGGCAGCCGCCCACGGCCTGCTCATACCATCCGGCACTGTTCATCCTTGGCGAGAAGGATGACGAGCCATCTGCCGAAGACGATAACTCGTGGTATATTCACAACGTGAGTTTTGGAGGTGATGATGGCGAACCACACGGGCTTGCGGGAAAACTGGGTAAAATTTCTCGCTGGGGGCGAGAATCCCAAGGGAATGGTTGCTCAGGTTCCTGACGAAACCCTGGTGAACTACCAGGGCGGGGAATCGGCGGTCGGCGGGGAGACTGATCCGCGCTCCCTTCAGGCCGAGCAGAGCTTCATCCAGGTGTCAGCCTATCAGCGCCGGCGGCGCTGATGCCGCTCGCCAATCTTCTGTTTGTGCCGCAATCCAGCGAGGACTGGAGCATCTGGAGTTTCAGCCACCGTGATCAGCACCAGTTGATCCGCAATGCGATCCAGACGAAGTACGGCACGAACCTGGATTTCTACCCGATCGATCCGATCGACCTGACCGCATTTGAAAACTTTCTCAACTACAACCAGCAGGCGCACGACGACATGAACGGCGTTCTCGGCACGCGCGGGAGTGATCTCTTGCAGGTGGATTACAAAAACCGCTCCGAACTGGAGGCGTGGGTCTATCTGCACTACCAGGAGCACTACACGGCCTCGGCCGCGCTAGGGGTGACATAATGGACGCATTGGCAGGGGCAACGAAGGGGATTGCTGCACAGAAAACCCTTGGGGATGAGGCCCGGCGCGTGGCGCAGGAAGTGGAAACCATGATCGGACATATCCGCAGGGTTCCTGGCGTGGATATGGGGGCTGTCGATCAGGGCGTCGGCCAGTTGAAGGAGGGGCTGAATCATATTCTGCGCGCCGTATCGAAGGGCAAGCGCGATGAGTGAATTCACCCTTCAACGCGAGCGCGTCCAGGACACCATTGATGAAGCCCATCCGCTACTGGAGCGTCATTGGGATGAAATTGCCTGGACGAAGGAGTTGTCTGGCGTCGATATAGACAGAGCGTTCTACAAGCGCCTGGAAGATATGGGTGGCATTGTTTGCGTGACAGCGCGCCGTGAGGGCGCGCTGATCGGTTATGCCGTTTATTTCATTCGTCAGCACCCCCACTACCAGGGCGTGAAGTGGGCGGTCAGTGATATTTACTGGATTGCTCCCGAACATCGCGGCCGGTTGCTTGGCGCGCGGCTGTTCAATGTGATGGAAACAGAGCTTCGGGAAATCGGCGTCCAGGTGATGCACACGACCGGCAAAACGGCGCACCCGGCAGCGCATCGTTTGTTGTTGGCTCTAGGTCATTCTGATATCGAATGGGGCGTTGGAAAGGTTTTGTAAATGGGTATTACGGCAGCAATTGGCGGCATTGCAGATGCTCTTGGCGGCGCCGCCGTTGCTGACGTTGGCGCCGATGCTGCCATTGGTGGCCTTGGCAGCGTCATCGGTGGCGCCGCCGCAACGGACGCTCTCGCTGCCGGGGGTCTTGGCAGCGTCATCGGTGGCGCCGCCGCAACGGACGCTCTCGCTGCCGGGGGCGCTGATGCGGCGCTGGGCGGCGGTCTTGGCAGCGTCATCGGTGGCGCCGCCGCAACGGACGCTCTTGCGGGTGGCGCAGGTGCCGCCTCAGCCAATGCCGGGCTTGCCGGCGCTGTCGGCGCAACAACCGGCCTTGCCGCAGCCCCTGGCGGGGCGGGTGCTGGCACGCTCGGATCACTGGGCGGAGGCGCGGGCGTCTCGGCTGCTGGCGCAGCCGCGCCAGCCTCCATTGCACCCGGCGCCGGTGATGCCTTGACGCTGTTCTCGTCCGATGCGCCCGCTGCCGCCGCTGGCGGCTACACCCCCGGTGTCACCGCGACGGATGCGTTCGCACAGGGCGGCGGCGCCGTCACGTCGGGGCCGCTCGGGAGTGTTGGGGATACGGCGGCGTTTGATGCCGCCGGCACGCCGGGCAGCGGCCTGACAAGCGCCGCGGGCGCCGCAACCAATGGGCTGCCCGTGCCGCCTGTCCCGCCGGCTGGCGGTGCTGGCGCTGGCAACGTTGACGGCGGGCTGTCGTTTGGCAACTCGACGGTCAACGGCGGCCTCGCCGCCGGCGCCGGATCACCGTCTAGCGGGGTGGGTTCCGCCCTCGGCGGGGTTGGACACTTCCTGGGCAACAATGCCAACTGGCTTCTGCCGGCTGCCCTGGTTGGCTATCAAGGGCTGAAATCCAGCGAGGGCCTGGGCAACATTCCGGGTTACAACCAGCTAAATGCGCAGGCCGGGCAGCTCGCCTCGCAGGGCAGTCAGCTACAATCGTATCTACAGACAGGCACCTTGCCGCCCGGCGTTCAGACATCGTTGCAGCAGGCCGGCAGTGCCGCCACGGCCTCGATCAAATCGCAGTACGCGGCGCGCGGGGATGCGGGAAGTACCGCCGAGGCGCAGGACATCGCAAATGTGCAAAACACGCTCGCCAGCCAGGGCGCGCAGATAGCAACTCAGTTGCTCGATACGGGCATCTCGGAAAGCAATCTGTCGGCGCAGCTCTATAGTAAAATCATGGGCGCCAATATGCAAAATGATCAGCAGTTGGGGAATGCGCTGACGACGCTGGCGGCCGGCGCCGCCCGGCCGACTGTAACGGTCAATCAGGCATCCCCGTGAGCGCGTCATTCTCAGCCGACCCAAACACCAGCGGAGCCCCGCCGCTCCAGGAGCAAAAGCCGCCGGAGCAGCCCAAGCCGCGGATGTCGCCGGCCGCGACTGGTGCCACGCGCGGGATGCCGCCGCCGACAGCCGCCCTTTCGGATCGACTGGAGCAGGACCGCGCCGAGGCGGAGGCCAGCAAACCAGTGATGCCGGTCATCCAGAAGCCGCCCAAGCAAGAGGCCAACACCGATCCGTTCCAGGCTTTCGGCCAGCCTGCTATGTGGATCGCCGCACTTGGCAGCCTGTTCACGCGCCGGCCGTTCGTAAATGCGATCCAGGCCATGGGCGGCGTGCTCAAGGCCACATCCGACAAGGATGCAGCACTTGCCAAGCAGAAATATGACGAGTGGAAAATCGAGAGCGCTAACGCTCTCAAGCTGTCGCAGTATCAGGAAAAGGTTTACGATTCAGCGCTGAAAAAGATGAGCACGGACGCTGCGGCGGGCCGAGCTGAATTGCAGACCAGCGTTCTGGCCTACAAAGACGAGGTGTTGCAGCAGGCATACGCGCATGGCGGCATTGATGAGGTGAAGAACCTGCTGTTCGCTCGAAAAAAGCAGACTGCGGCAACGCAGGCCGCTCAGGCGGGCGCGGAGACATTTCTTCAGGGCCACATCGCTGTCGCCGAGGGGCTTGGGTCAGATGACCCGACAAAGCAGGCCGAGGCCATTGACGTTCTGCGCAAGCAGATGCGGGCAGACTCCGCCGGCAAGGGGTCTACAGTCGCCACGCGGCAGTCGACAGACCTCAATGACGTGCGTCTCGACAGCGCGAAGCAAGATATTTTGAGCGGCGATCCGGCTCTAGTAGAGCGCGGTCAGCGGCTGGCCGAAAGCATCCTCCAGCTCGGCGCGGGCGCCTTGAAACCGGCGTCAGCCGCGGCTGGGACGTGGCAGCCGTTCACCGATCCTGAGACGGGGGCGCAGGGCTATCGTCGTAATGTCAGCGGCAAGCCCGAGTACACCGACCTACAGGGCAACGCGATCGAGGCGCCCAAGGGCATTTCCAAAATCGGCTCGTCGCAGCCGGCGACGATCTCGCCAGAGGACGCGCATATCCTCGCCCAGTCGGCGGATGCGGGAAACTACCAGCCTCTCGCCGGCCTGGCGCGCACCCCGGCCAACATCGGTCTGGTGGACAAGGAACTGGGCGAGATTATTCGCGCCCGCGGCGGCAGCGGCGCGGACTTGGCTGACGCGACGATCAGGTTCCATGCGGCGATGGCCGAGCAGACCAACATTGCTCGCGTCGGATCAAAGCTCGATATCGGCGCGCAAGAGTTGTCCGTGACCATCCCCCAGGCGCGCGAAGCGTCGCAGAAGGTGGTTCGCTGGGGCTTCTTCGGTGCTGACAAATTGCGCCAGGCCCTTCAAGGGCAGGCCGACGATCCCGATCTGGCGGATTTCGCACTGGCCAATCAGGCGGTTGCCAACGGCTTTGCCGGCGTTGCAACGCGCTCTGGCGCCTCAACCGAAGGCGCGCGGCAACACGCCTACGATCTGTTGTCGATCGCCCGAACCGACGCCGTCTATCAGCGCCAGATGGACCGCCTGGAGAAAGAGGCACAGGCGATGCTGACCGGAACCGCGAAAGCGAGGCAGGACAGTCAGGCGAATTTCCGCGCCGGCCTCAAGCCCGACCTGACCCAGCAGGGGCAGGCGGCGCATGACGTCCCGCTGATCAAGGGCGATTCCCATCCCGTTGTTCTCACGCCGGGACGTGAGGATGGGGATTATGACGCCCTGCCGTCCGGCACATTGTTCGTTGGTCCGGACGGCATCGTGCGGAAGAAGCCCTAATGGGATGGCAGGACGCCCAGGTTGTCGTCTCGCAGCAGGATAATCCCCTGCTCAGGCCCGGTCTCGACCCGAACGGATTGCGCCCGCCCAAGCCCGGCGCGCCACCGGCGCGCGTGCCGGCATGGATGCAGGCGCCCGTTGCGCAGACGCCAGCCCCAACGCCAATACCAACAACCGTCGTCAGACCGCAGGAGCCCAAGGCCGCGCCCCCCGTAGCCTCTGACGCCCCCACGATGTCTCCCCTGGATCGGTTCGGCACGGGGCTGAAAGACCCGATAGAGGGCGGGGCGCAACTGCTGACGCACGTGCTGCCGGATGCCATCGTCAAGCCGGTCAATCAGTTCAACAACTGGCTCGCGGACAAGACCGGGCTGGTTGAAAAACTCCCGCCGGGCGGCATGGATGAGGAAGCCGAGCAACGCGAGAAGACGATCCAGGCACAGACGCCCAAGGGCATTGACTGGTGGCGGATCGCTGGTGATGTCGCCAGCCCGGCCAACTACGCCGGCCCGGCAAGCGTTCTGGGGGATGCGAACATGGCCCGTCGCATCGGCTCAGCCGCCATCCAGGGCGCCACAACGGGGATGATGCAGCCGGTTGCGTCGCAGGGGAGTTTCGCGGAGAAAAAGGCAGAGCAGGCTATCGCGGGCACCGTCACCGGCGGGGCCGTGGGCGCAATCGCCGAGCCCGTGGCGCATCTTGCCCGGTGGGTGACGGGTGTGCATGGGCAGGATGCCGTCAACGACAAGGCGGTTCAGCAGGTGCTGGCGCGCGTGCAGTCTGACCAGAAGGGCGGCGGCGCCTCATTCCAGGACATGCTCGATCTTGCCAACGCCACGCCGGGCAAGCCCATGGCCTTTGCCGACGTGGCCGATGAAAACGCCAAGGGGCTGCTGGGCAAGATCGCCCGCGCGCCAGGCGATGCCAAAGCACACATCGCAAAATTCTTCCGTGACCGCGACATCGATACCGGCACGCGCGTCAGCACTGACATTAGCAATGAACTGGGCGGCGGGGCGAGGTATTACGTCGACCAGGCGCTACAGGATGCCCGGTCCAAGGCTGCCAAGCCGCTGTACGAAAAGGCATTCGCCAATCACAAGCCGCTCGACAGCACCTATTTGGAGGAGCTGCTGGATACCAATCCGCGCATTCAGCAGGGCATGAAAAAGGGCTGGGCCATCGAGCGTGACGAAGCGCAGGGCGAGGGGCGCCCGCTCGACGCAACGAGCTATGGCATTACCAGCATAGATCCGGATGGCACGATCAATCTCGGCCAGGTGCCCAATCTCAAATTGTGGAATGTGGTGAAGAAGGGCCTGGATGCGCAGATCGAAGCCGCCAAAGACCCGCTAACTGGGCGGCTGACGCAAGAGGGCGTTGCCATATCCAAGTTAAAGAACGGCGTTCTGCGGGAGCTTGACCGTCTTAGCCCCGACTACAGGGCCGCACGCGAAGCGTGGGGCGGCCCGACCGTCAGCATGGCCGCCATGCGGCAGGGGCAGAATATCTTCAAGATGGAACCGGAGGAAATCGAAGATTCATTTCGGAAGATGACGGGTAACGAGCGGGAGTTTTTCAAGCTCGGCGCGGCGAACACCATGCGCAAGATGGTGCAGAAAACCGGCGAGAAGGGCGACGAGGTGAGGCAGCTCATGCTGCCGTACGCCAAGCGGCAGATGCGCGCGATGTTCCCCGACGACGCTTCGTTCGAGCGGTTCTTCGCCTCGCTGAACGCCGAACACAAGATGTGGCAGGCGTGGGCATCCACCTATGCCGGTTCCAATTCCGCTGACAAGCTGGCCGAAGATATGCGGGCCGACACAACCGCCGCCTCTCACGGTGTCAGGGGCCTCCACGCGGCAACCGAGGGGCGTTGGCTGCCGGCGATCGGGCACGGGCTGCAAGCCGTTGGCCGCTACCTGAAACCGGAAGATCCGCGCCTGTCCATGGCCAAGGCGAAGCTGTACACGGCCCCGCCGGCTGATACCATTGCCAAGCTCCAGGCTGCGACCAAGGGCATGCCGACCATTCGCATCTATCCCAATGCGGTGCCCGGCGTGGCCGCCGCGACAACCCCCGATCAGAAAAGCGCCCCGTGAAGTCAAAATCCAGTCCGGAAGAAAGTCTCGCCGGTCATCTCGACACATTCTTTCTGCGGCTGATGGAAGAAGCCTATCCCGCCAGCGCGCCGCCGGAAGACGACGCCGCAGGCAGGGTTGGGTTTGTCGACCGGGTGCGGCTGTTTGACAGCGGAGTCCGGTGGGTGGCAACCAAACACCGTGTCAATCCAGAGGAAGAAGAAGATGCCTTTGCAGCAGCCCGCCGCCGCGCCATCAGTGGAAAGGGAGGGCGTGGTGCCGCTGGTTCGTCAGCAGCCAACGGCGCCGGCTGAGTTTGCCGGGTTCGCCCCCTCTCGCGCGCCAGAGACTGCCACGCCACCGGCCCAGGCCGCCCGTGAACCGATAGCTGACCGAGCCTTTGTCGGCACACTGGCCGCGATCGGCGCAATACTGGCATCCCGCCTGATCCTGCTGCTGGCCGTCATCGGCGCTTTCGTGCTGGCAATGAAAGCGGACGGAACGCCCGGATGGTGGGTTCTCGTGGCATACACATGTCTCACGGTGTTGCCCCTCACCGTGCTAGATGTCATTACGCGACAAAGAGGGGGCTTGTAGTTTTGCCATGAGTGGCACGTCTATCCCGTACCTGCAAACGTTCTCGCCCGGCCAAGGCGTAATCCCTGCCGCCAGCCTGAACACGTTTATGCAGGGCGGGTGCTATCTCGCCAACCTCCGCACTTTCACTGGCCTGCCCAACCAGACCGTGCAGATGATCGGCTTCACCGCACAGTCCGATGGCGGGCAGGGCACATTCGTTTGGTCGACCAACACCGGGACGGACGATGGCGGGGTCACGACAATCGTCCCTTACGGCGTGGTGGCTGGCTGCTGGCTGCGGCAGATCCCAGGCTATGTGCTGTCGGGCGGCTCGCTCAGCGGGGTCATCAGCTCCGTCACCAACATTGCCTCGCTGCGGGCGCAGACGACAACCACCCTGACCGGAACGGTGGTGTTCGTCGACGGCTACTTCGTCGGAGCGGATGGCGGCGAGGGCATCTTCTGGAACAATGCAGCCGACACATCATCGGCTGACAACGGCGGCACGATCATTGTGGATGCGTCCTCTCGCCGCTGGTATCGCGAGGCGTCGGGCGCTCAGAAAAACATCCGCTGGTTCGGCGGCAATCCCTCGGTCGCGGACTGCACCTCAGCCTATGTCGCGGCCCTGGCATCGCTCACCACAAATGGCGGGGTTATTTTCTTCCCCAAGGGCGTTTACACCTTCCTTTCTTCTCCGTCCTATACTTACCCTGCAACGACACCATTCAGCGTTGCTATAAATGGCGAAAGTCAGGACGTAACGACACTCAGCTTCCCGTCAGGAAGCGGGTTGTCATTTTCCGCCAGCAGCCCCTTGCATACCGTGCATTTGCGCAACTTCACCTGCTCGACCAGCGCGGCCGGCGGCAGCACTGTCGGGATTTCCCTCACCAACAGCGTGCAGGGCGGTGACTTTGGCCAGAACGACGTTATCAACGTGACTTTCCGCGGCGCCGATGGCGGCGCGCTCACTGACTACTGGAACACATCGCTTTCGGTGACCGGGTGGGGCAATTTCACCCATACGTCCTGTGTTTTTTACGGCCCGACCGCAGGGCTGTCTGGCATCGGCGTGTCGCTACAGGGTGTCGCTTCGGGCGGCTTCAAATACAGCCTGATCCACAATTTCAATTCCTGCTCATGGTTCAATCTGGCGGAGGGCCTGATTTATGGAACCTACGTCCAGGGCGTCACGGTCTCTCAGTGTAATTTCACCAACGGCACGACGGACATCCTCATCCCGACCGGCGCTGTCGGTTGCGTGCAGCTCACCATTACCGGCAGCCAGTTTGCCGGGTCTGGAGAGCGCATCATCCTGAACGGGGCGCTGGCCAGTCTGTTGATGAGCAGCAACCTGATTTTCGTGGCGGCAAACCAGATCGGTCTGGCGCTGAACGCGATCTATGGCCAAGTGTCCATCATCGGAAACAACTTTTCCGGCATGTCGGTCTCCGGCAGCTTCGGCATCAACGTCAATGCGACCGGGTATACGTGCGTGGTTACCGGCAATGTGTTTTACGGGCTGGGCAACGGCATCAACCTGCTCGGCGCCAGCACGGGCGGCTGGATCGTGGCGCTGAACAATTATTCCGGTAGCACCAACACCGTGCTCAACGTCGGCTCGAACACTGTCGGCACAATTACGCAGTAGGATCGCATGTATCTTCCGAACACTCGCCACCAAGGGGATTATCACCCATCCCGACGCGCGGACGGCACGATCACGACGGGCAGCACGCCGCAGTTGGTTCTGCCCGTGGCGAGAACCAGGGCGATGCTTCTGGTGATGAACATCTCCGCGTCGAACATGTTTCTTGATCATGGCCCCCCTCGTGCCGTTGCCACGATATCAGGCGGCGCAGTGACGGCCGTGACGGTGCTAAACGCCGGATTTGGTTACACCATGGCGCCAACAATTCAGTTTGAGGGCGGTTTTGCGCCTTATGTGGTCAATTCGGTTTGGGATGGGCGCGGCATTGCTGATGCTAATTCACCATCGGGATTAGCCACGCAGGGACTTACGACGGGAACAACCAAATACAACCGGCCCGCCAAGGCGCATTTCGTTCTTTCCGGCGGCGCCGTCTCATCCGTTGTCATTGACGATCCTGGCTTCGGTTACGTCAATCCGCCAGAAGTTATCGTCAAGAACAACAACCTTGATCCATTCGGATGTGCCGCGCCATCGGCAACGCAGGGTATTCTGTTAGCGAACAACGGCGGTTCGTATTACCTGAACGGGACAACCTGCCACACGGAATCCATCGCGATTTTCTGCACGTCTTCCACGTCCGCCTACACGGTGGAGTATATGGGTTGACCCGCCTTATCAGGCTTTTGACGGTCTTTCTGTTCATGGGTGGCGTTGCTCATGCGCAGCCGGTTCCGGGCAGTCCAGCAGGCGCATCGGGCGGCACATCATCGAATTTCGGTGCGAGTTTTCCAACGGCGGGAACGGCATCAGGCTTTGTATTCGGCGGGAACCTGACGGGCGCGAGCACTGACGGTGTAAACGGTAATCTGGATGTCAACTGCGTCGTCGGATGTGCTGGCGGAACCGCTAGCAACGCATCGTCCGGCGTTGCCACGTCGAGCACGAACGGCAAGACGAACGCATGGCTCTATGGCTTCAACGGCACGACATGGGATCAGTTGCAGGTTGACGGCTCCAAGAACCTAAAGGTGCTGGCAACCGGAAGTGGCAGCGCCGGAACGGCGGCAAGCGGGGTGCTGACGGTTCAGGGTATTGCCTCCATGACGCCGGTTCAGGTGTCGCAGGCAACGGCGGGGAACCTCAACGCCACTGTGGTTCAGAGCACAGCGGCGAACCTTCTCGCCAATGTCGGCGGTCTTGCGGCGTCCGGAGCGAGCGTATCGGGCAATCCGATCCTCAACGGCGGCAGGGCGCAGAACGCGGAACAGACAGCGGTAACGAACGGGCAGGCTGTTGGGCTGGCATCTGACCTCGTGGGGCGGCTGATCGTTTCCCCATATGCCAACAAGGAGAACTTTGTCGGCGGCACGGTATCCGTCACCGGCACATCGTCAACGTCTCTCGTGGCTGCGCCGGGTGCGAACCTCTACCTCTACATAACCGCAGTCTCGTGCTTCAACTCAGGGTCCACGCTAACGACGGTTTTGTTTCAGAATGGATCGGGCGGGACGACCATATGGGAAGGCGTTGCGGCGCCTACGGGCGGCGGCTTTACGCACACGTTCCCCGTGCCGATCGGCGGCGTGAACAACATGACGGCGAACACGGCGCTGTATATCCAGGCTGGTTCCGCGACCACGACGCTGTATTGCAATGCGTCAGGCTACAAGGGTTCGTGACATGCTGCGCTGGCTCGCTCTGCTGTTACTGCTGACGTGCCCCGCGTCGGCGCAACTCCTAACTACCGGGGCGGGCTGCCAACCGGCTGTTTGTTCTGGAGGTGGGGGGTATCAGGGTCCAGGCGACGTGGTATCTGGTGCTACCGCCTGGTACGGCCTCAGAGGATACAACGCGGCTTACGCCACCGGCAGTAACAACGCCATCAACATCCGGCGGGCGAGCGACAACAGCACCAGCAACATTGTCATTCTGAGCAATGGCAACCTGGACACTGCGACGGCCTCGAGCTTCGCCGGGACAGATGCCACGGCAAGTTGCACCGTTTCTGGCACTAGCGCCACTTGCTCGGGTGCCAGTGCTACGATCCACGTGAATGATCCGGTAACGGGAACTGGCATCACTGTACCTTGCGTAGTGACGGCGACGAACGGATCGACAACTGCGACGATTTCCATAGCAGGCACCACAACTAGTTGCGGAACTATCGGCACGGCCACGACGCTGACGTTTCAGGTGGCGCTATTTGCTACTGAAGCTTATGATCAAAGTGGGAATACTATTCATATCACACAGGCCACATCGGGCAGCCAGCCGCAGGTATTATTGTCGTGCGCTTCTGCCTTGCCTTGTTTCTACTTCAACGGCGCTCAAAAGCTTGTATCGGGAACAATATCAACCCATGCCCAACCTATTACATTTTCGTATGTAGGGAACAGAAAAGCGAACTTTTCCGCTATCAATATCGCTATGTCAACATTTTTAGCAGGTTCAAACTGCGATCTCGGATGGGATTCTACAGCAAACGCTGTATATGGCTTCTGTGGAACGAGAACCAATATAACAGGTGTATCAGACGGAGTATTACATTCTGTTTCTGGTGTTATGAATGGTGCATCAAGCCCATTTAATGTAGATGGGACAGTTACTACTATAAACGTTAATACAGCAGCAACTGGAACTCAAATAGCCATTGGGGACAATCCCGCCTCATATAGTCAAGCTCTTGTTGGATACCTATCGGAAACTGGGTTGTGGCCTACCGGGTTTACTTCCGGCAACCAGACCTCCATGTGCCATCAGCAATTCACCTACTGGGGCACCGCGACATCATGCTAATTCGCGCCCTAATCATCCTGGTCCTGCTGACCGTTCCGGGGCTTGCCCAGGACGCCAGCCTGCGATATGCCAGCTTCCCCAGCCTCGCGACGGCACAGGCCCTCAGTGCAAGCGCATGGCAAGCGGTGCAATGCACGCCCCAGCCGAGTTGTGACCCGGCGCAGATCACCCAGTTCAACTACCCGATCATCACGCTGGTCAATGGGAATAGCGCCATCGTGATTCACTCGGGCGATGTATATCAGGGCGAGCACCTGTCCCTGCCAAACGGCAAGAGCTTCAATCTGACGGCGAACCAAATTGCGGCGCTGCAAACGCGCGCCCAGGTTGGCACGCAACTACCCGACATCCTGCCCGTGGCGCTTGTGGGAAGCCGCCTCACGACTGCGCAAACCAACGCCCTCAACACCTACAGGGGCACGCATTCCACGTTCAACACGAATTACAATGCCCTTGTAGCCGGGCCGATCGACCTCGAAGGATCGTTGCTGGCCCCCGTCTCGGCCGAAATGGTGTCATCCGGCCTGTTTACCTCTACGGATATAGCGACGATTTTTGCCCCACAGACGACCGCCGCCGTGAACCCGTGACGTTGTGGACATGACGGATTTTCACTATATCGATCGGCGGATTCCGGCTGCCCGCAAATCAACTCCAACGCCGGGCGCTACTGGCGCCCACCACAAGGACCGAACCGTATGAAGAAAGTTATCGCCCTCGGCGCGCTGCTGGCGCTTTCGGCGCCAGCCTTCGCCGACCAGACCCCATCGCAGCTCCAGTTTACCAATTCTCTCGCTTCCAACCTGTCTTCTGCCCTGGGGCAGATCGACATGCAGCGTGATAAGATCACGGAACTGACAACTGAGAACACGAAGCTGAAAGAGCAACTGGCGCAAATGGGCAAGCCGGCGGGCAGTGAAGATGCCGCGCCATCGACCGAGCCGCAGGGCAACGGAGCGCACGCAAGCCGCTTTGCGCCGCCACCCGCAAAATCACCGTAACCCAGAGTTCTAATTGCCGATACCAGGGCGCCAGGAGACACGAACAGAAATACGCGAAGCCCTCCTCCGCCTTGGCGTTGATATAGAAAATGATACATCACTGAAGCAATTTAGAGACAACCAATCGTGGATAACGGAGCACCGGGAATTCGTACAAAAACAGCGGGCATTCCGTTCGGCGCTAAGTTTATCTGCGATTGCTGCCCTGTTCGGCGCAATTGCCACTACCATCGGCGGCTGGCTGCTGGGGCATGGCCTGGGGATAAAGTGAATCGCACCAAGCTCTGCCTTGTCCTGTTTGTCTGGTTTCTGTTCGGGGCCGCCACGGCGGCGATCTTTCGGTAAGACGGGGAACCCATGAAATTCCACACCTACATCAAAAAGCGCGCATCGCCTTCAAGCCCCTGGTCCATACCCAAGCTTTGCGCGGCCTATGGCTGGCCCGCCAATGCGCCGGGCACTGGCGCCATCGCGATCGTTGAGCTGGGCGGCGGCTGGAACCGGGCCGATGTCACGGCGGCTTTCGCCGCCATGGGCCTGCCCGCGCCGTCGATTACGGACGTTTCGGTGGACGGCACCAAGAACACCCCCGGCGGAGACGCGGATGGTGAAGTTGCTCTCGACATTCAGGTAGCCGGCGGCGCTTTCGCTGTCGCCACGGGCCGCCCCGCCAACATCCGCATCTACTGGGCGCAGAACATCGCCGAGGCGGTGCATCGCGCGTCCGTCGACGGCTGCTCGGTCTGCTCGATTTCCTGGGGCGCGCCCGAAGAAAGCTGGGGCAAGCCGGCGTGCCAGGACATGAACGATACCGCGATGGTTGCCGGTACTGTCGGCATGGCGGTGTTCGCCGCGGCCGGCGACAACGACGCGGACGATGGCAATTCCCAGCCCTCAGTGGACTGCCCGGCCTGCTGCCCGCACATCATCGGCTGCGGCGGCACCAGCATCCCGGTTGGCGGCTCTGAGGCGGTGTGGAACAACAACCCAGGCCGCGCCAATGGCGAAGGAACCGGCGGCGGCTATTCTGTCTACTTCCCGCGCCAGACGTGGCAGCTCGGGGCGCCTGTCGGCCCCAAGGGTCTGGGCCGGATGGTGCCGGACGTTGCAGCGAACGCCGATCCCGACACTGGCTACATCATCGTGCTCGACGGCCAGGAGCAGGTCTTTGGCGGCACCTCCGCCGTGGCCCCGCTCTATGCCGGCCTGGTCGCCGCGCTGAGCGACAAGCCGGGCCTGCTGGGTGCTGAGTTTTTCCGCAACAAAAGCTGGTTCAATGATGTGACTTCGGGCAGCAACGGCGTCTATGCTGCGCGCATCGGTCCAGATCCATGCACCGGGCTTGGAACGCCGATTGCGCACAAATGGCAGATTCCGTGAACACAAACACCACAACGCTCTCTACATCGGCCGCCAGCAACTCCAGCGCGGCGGCAGCCGTGGTCGTTTTTGCCTGGCTTCTGGCCAGCAAAGGCATCGCCATGCCGGCTGAGGTGGCGGCGGCGCTGACCGTGCTGCTCGGGGCCTTCGTGCATTACGTCTCGGCCTGGATTCCGTCTACGACGCCGCCGGCGGCGTAATGGCGCTTCCCGCGTACTCCACCGGGTTCACAGCCTCACCGTCCGGCTTCATCCAGGGCGGCTTCCTCGCGCCGACCTTGCGCACGCTAAGTAACGCGCCGGCCAACTCGCTGGTCTACTGCGTTGGCATCGATGCTCCCGGTGACGCTGGCGCGGGGGCTTATTACTGGAATGCCACCTCAACGCTCGCTGACAACGGCGCCAGCGTTTTTCAGGTCACCGGCGTCTCGGTCGGGCGCTGGATACGCACCGTTATGGCGCCGCTCAACCTCGGCGGCGGGTTCCGCGGAGCGGCAACCCGCAACCCCGGCCCCCTCGATGACGTGGCGCACGGCTACCCGGTTGGCGCGCTCTGGCTGAACACCGCCACCAACATTGCCTACACCAACACCTCAAACACTGCCGGGCAGGCGGTGTGGGCGGTGACCGAGTTTCCCTTCCTGGCGCTGCCGGGCGACATGCTCTCGACCGCGCCGGTGGCCTGTTATGGCATGGTGCTGCTGCGGAAATCCTATGGCGGCAACTGCATCAAGGTTAACCGCCAGTACGACAATTTTCAGTTCAACGTTGGTTTTACCAGCGCGGGACTGCTCGATGTTGCCACGCTGAGCCTCTACCTCTCCAGCGCCACGGGCGCCGGACTCGCGGCCCAGGTCACCACCTGGTACGACCAAAGCGGCAACGGCTACGACGCCACACAGGCGACGGTGGCCAACATGCCGTGGATCTACCGCAACAGCATAAACGGCCACATGAGCCTCTGTTTTGACGGTCAGCAGAGCACGGTGGTCAAGTCTCTGACTATGCCAATCGGCGTGTCGCTCACGCACCCGGCGCTGGCCCTGGTGGCAGTCGGCCGGCTCACCTCAAGCCGGGCGTTGAATGCCACGCTGGTTGAGGCTGGCACATCGCATCAGGCGGGCCTGTATTTCTCCGCCAACATCCTGGCGGGCGCCGCCGGCGCCGACTTCACCACCGATACCAACGTCTCGGCCCTCCAGCCGGGCGATCACGAGCCGAGCGTCTTCATCGGCACATCGCTTAGCGGCGCCGGCGGCGCCTCGCTGTGGATCAACGAAAGCAACGGGACTGCTTTCACCAACACCAGCACGCAGACCATCACCGGCGGTCTGATCGGCAACAGTGCGGTAGCCACCGGCAATCAGCTCAACGGCGATCTGCTCGCGGTCATGGTCTACGGCTACGGCCTGACCGCGGCGATGCGCACAGCGGTTGCCGGCTCCTGCTACAACACGTTCGGCCTGGCGCCGCAGTACATCGCCAGCACCATCCTGTTTGACGGCGACAGCATGACGGTGGGCGTCAACGGCCTCGGCTGGTTCGGCTTCTCGTCCCTGGTTCCCGAGCAGGCGCCAATGCCGTTGCGGGCCTACAATACCGGCGTGTCAGGGCAGACCATGCAGACCCTGCAAACCAACTACCCGACCATCATTGCCCCGCTGTACAACGCCGCCGCAGGGCAGAACTTCCTGGTGCTGCTGGGCGGCACCAACGATGCCGCCGCTGGGGCGGCGGCGGTGACGACGTGGGGATACTGTCAGGCTTACATCGCCGCCGCAGCCGCGACGGGATGGAAGGTTATTGTGATGACGATGCTGCCCAGGAACAGCGTCGAGCCGTTCCGCATCATCTACAACAGCCTGATCCGCGCTGGCGCGCTGGCGGCGGGGGCTGTCGCGATCTGCGATATCGCCGCCAACCCCCAGATCGGGCCGGCAGGGGCCAACACCAATCTGACGTATTACTATTCCGACCAGATCCATCCCAATGATCTGGGGCACGCCATCATCACCAGCATGCTTGTCGGTATCCTCAACACCCTCGTTCAGTAGGTTTTATGGACAATTTCGACGTGTGGTGGCAGTTCGTGCAACTGCCGAACAACGACGGCAGCGCCAACGACAGCACTAACGACGGCGCGGGCGCTACGCACTGGGGCTGGACCTATCCGACGTGGCGCGTGGCACAACTCTACGGCGGCTGCGTCGCAACTGATGTGGCAACCTTCTCAGCGCTGACCCAGGATCAGGCAATGAGGCTGGCGCTGGTGTGGTTCTGGGATCGTCAGTTTGCGCCTTCGATGCTGCCGGGCGTGGCCATCTCCATCATTGACTGGACATGGACGAGCGGTGGCGCCGCGGCGGAAATCCAGTCCGCCATTGGCGCTGGCTTGACCGGCGTGCTGGATCAGCAAACCATCGCCACCCTCAACACGTTCACGCCGGCCACGCTCATAGCCAAGGTCTATGGCTTGCGCGCGGCCTACTACAACGACCTTGGCTATCAGGCGAAATATCCCGGCCTCTACCGCCGGGCCTTGGATTGTCAGGCGCTGTCCAACATCTACGCCGGCGTTACTTAACGCACTTGACCTTGTGCTGCGGCTTGTGATGCACGACCGGGGCGGCGGAGCAGTAGCCGTCAGCCCCCACGTGATCGCAGTGCCCAACCCAGCCGCCGGGCGGCGCCGGCGGCACGGGCATTGCCTCGACAACCACCACATTCGTTTGGCTGGCGGCAGCGACGGCGGCGGCGACACCATCGATATTGGCGATGGCGAATTCACGCGCCACACCGGGGCCAAACAGCCCGTAGAGCATTTCGGTCACCTTGCGGTTGTTGCAAGACTTGCTGATCCAGGTCGGGCCGATCCCGCCGCCCCCGCCTAACCCGGCACCAACGGCGCCGAACCCCACAACGGGACAGTCGAACCCGCCCCCGCCGATCGACGGCAGGCCCATGCTCGGGGCGCTTCTGGCGTTGATGGTGGTGTTACCCACGCCTGACAGAGAACTGCCGGCTGAGGCGGCGCCGCCCGTGGCGCTGGAGGCCGCCGATCCGCCCGCAGCGCTGCCGCCGCTGGCACTGCCCCCAGCTCCTCCAGCCCCGCCCGTAGCGGTCTGGTGCTGCTGCTGATAGCTGTTGGACTGCGCTCCAGGGCCGCCGTCAACGATCTGGTTGCCGTGGCCGTAGTTGGTGTTCGTCCACGCGAACGCGGGTGTGGAGAGGGCAGCGAAGATCGCCACCGCCGAGGTGTATTTTCCCATGGTGTCCCTAGTTGTGCATGTTAGACAGGCTGTTAGCCTGCCAGACCTGAACCGAGTAAACGGTGATCGGATATTGGTTGTTCGAGCCGAATTGCAGGACGAAGTGATTAACGTCCATCACGCCATACGCCCAGGGCGTGCTGTTGGTCAGCGGCGGCGTGTCGGATGTCTGGTACTGTGTGTAGCTGATGGACTGTACAACACTTCCGTTCCAGTAGTAATTCACGTATCCACTTGTAGTCGCCGTGGCCGGAACCCAAAGCATAGCCACAGTATTATAGCTGGAGAAGTTTGCTGCAGGTACGCTGGGGTCTACAAACTGTGTGATATGCGGCGTCGGGTTGGCCGGAATGCCGTACCAGTTGATCAGCGTCGCCTGATACTGGTTTATCGTGCCGTAGGCGCCCAGAAAATGCTCTAGCAGATCCGCCTCGATGAAGTTGTTGTAGCCAGTGGCCTGCCCCGGCCACTGGGCTGTCCCCAGGTACTCCTCCATGGCGTTAGCCCAGAAGGACGGCCACCCGTTTGATATGTCGGCTGATGCCACGTTGAATTTGACGATCGCCTGCACATAGGCGCCGCCTCCAAACGCCGTGCCAACGTATCCCGGCGCGGTCGCGATGTAGCCGGCCGTGGCCACGTTCGAGTTGTAACCATCCCCGCCCTGGCCGGCGGTGATCGAGCCGTCCGAGGCATTGATGGTGTTGTTGGCAAATGTCGGGGTCACACCGAAGAAGTTGAAGCCATACCACTGGTAGCCTTTGGCGTAGGTCAGTCCGGTATCGGTGTTCGTGGTCGTGAATGGCCCGGTGGAAAACGTGTTAACCACATACCCCACCGCCTGAGCGATCGGCGGCGCCACCGCCGGCGCCGTGCAGCTCTGCGCCAGCGCCGCGCCCTCCCCGGCACAGAGCAAGCCGATCACGGCGATTGAAATCTTCCACATGGAAACCCCGCTAAATGTCGGGCGCATCTTCGTCACAGTCGCGGTAATCGTCCACCAGACAGACGATCAGGACCGCGACGGCAACCAGGATCAGAATGCCGACCGGGCTCACGTCAGCCTCCCAGCGCAATGCGGCGGGCGTCAATAGCCGCTGCCGCCAGCCCCCAGCATTTCGGGTTGCGTTCGCGCAACCCGCGCAAAACCTCCCTTCCCGCGCCCTCGCTCCACTTGTTCAGTGTCGTCAGCTCGGTAATCTCGGCGACTTCCTCTCGGATGTGGTCGACCAGCAGGACAGCATCGATCTCAGGGTCCGGCACATACGTAACAACGTCAGCTTCCGGCTCTGGCTCGGGCGGCATCTTCGGAGACAGCCGGTTGACGGCTTTCGTCAGCGCATCCTGCAAGATGGCCCTGACGGTGCTTGGCGCCTGATCCATCGTCTTCCTCACCACCGACATGGCGGTAATATAGTTGAGCTGATCGGCGGTCTCGGCACGCTCGCAAGCCGCCACGAACAGCTTGATCCACTTGCCGCCATCCGGTTGATCATTCAGTGCCGCACTCACTTTTTGCTCAAACGTCAGCTCGGCCGCCCTGGCGGGCGGCTCGGGATCGGGTGTGTAGCGGGTCTGTGCGGCAGGCCGGCGCCCCGCGGCAGCAGCATGCCCGTCGTCATCCTCGTCCTCGCGCACGATGTTCAGTAGCATCTCCGCGCAGTATCGCTTGCCGTAGCTCAACGTACTGCCGATCTGCTGGAGCGGGTTGCGCCCCGGCCCGCTGTCGATCGGCATGGGCAGGCTCGCCGTTTGCGTGTGGCCGCCGCGGTGGTGCAGTGTGCCCTTGACGTGCAAGCCAGACGGGCCGTTCACCACGTCGAAAGAGAACCACAAGCCAAGCTCGCGCATGACGGGCCGAATGACGGCGTCCATGTCTTCCCACTTGGCGAAGCTGTATGAGCCCTTGCCGCCAAGGCTGGCTGTACCAAGCTTGGAAACCCGCAGATCGCATCGGTGATTGAAGTCCGCCATCGCTGCGTTGAACTGCTCCAGCGCATCCCGATCCAGGATGCGGTTCTGCATTTCCAGCAGGGCCATCATCTTCTCTATGTTCACCCGCTCGTCGGTCGCGGCGCGGGCGATCACTTCCAGCAGCACGCCGCCGGGTGATGGCGTGTGTGGTACAATTTCGTTCATGTCAGATCCTAGCGGGTTCGAATCACGATGTAGCTTTGCGGATTGCGCAGCTCGGCACCCTCGACGACAACGCCGTTTTTCAGTTCTTCCAAGATCGCTTTCTTGTCGGGCGTCACTTTTAAATCCACCTTTTTGAGCGCTGCCGGCAGCTTTTCCAGGTTCGTGATGACCACGCTCTCTTTGCCGGGCGCCGTCGAAAAAGCCAAGTCGCCGTAGTCGTGTTTGCGGATGCCTAGCTCGGCGGCGAGCTGGGCGGCCTCATCGCGCAGGATCTGCTCGCGAGCCAGAAAACGATCCTTGCGCAAACCAATGGCCGCCGCGCGCTGGGCCGCGACAATCGCCAGATCACTATAATGGACAGCACCGCGCAGCAGACCGCCAAGAATTTCTGTGGCGTCCCTGGTGGCGCCGGTGATCTGATCAAGCATTTCGTCGTCGTGGATTTCTTCGCGGGCGAATGCCTCACGAACACGATTCAGTCTCGAAAGCGCTGCCTCAATCTGAAAAGCGCTGGGTGGTTTGGCTGACATGGAAACCCCCTTTGTTGCTTTGGCGCCACACTGCGAACATGCAGGCGCATGCAGACTTTCTACCAAGACGGGAAAATTCCGACAAGCACAAAAAGACGCAAACGCACACAATCGCACTTGCTTCGCCCAAGACGCGAAGTTATGTCTTGGGCGTGTTAACCATTCCGACATGCTCCGAGCTGGAAGATGCAGCGCACAGCATCAGAATCAGCATGCGTCGTATCTGCTTAGAAGCGGGCGTCTCACCAACAGTCTACTACCGCTGGCGCCGTCTCAAATGTTCACCCCGAGCGGTTACAGTCCAAAAACTGATTTTCGTTATCAACAAAAAACTTGATGGGGGCCGCACTGCCTTGGGATGAGGCCTGGCTCGCCGATTACCGTGCCAGGATGGACGGGTTGAAATCCCTGCCAGCCCTTCCCGACAGCGTGCAGTTCTGCCTGCCGTTTCTGCTCAAGCTGCCTCGGCAAACGCTGGGGCGGCACTGGAGCGAGGCGGCCCGCTACAGGAAGTGGCTGCGGCCTCACGTCGAGGCTGCCGTTCGCCCCTGGCTTGGTCATGCGCCGATGAAAAAAGCGCAGATCACGATTACCCGCGTCTCGACCGGCTGCGGCGTCGATTACGATAACAACGTCAGCTCGACAAAGCCGCTGGTGGATTTGCTGCTGATACAAAGCTCGGTTCACCCGTCCTCACTGGGGCTGATCGAGGACGATGATCCGGCGCGACTGACGCGCATCATCCGCTGGGAGCGCTGCGCGACACGCAAGGAACAACGCACGGAAATAATAATCGAGAGGGCATAATGGGAAATAAAACAGGCTCACGCTGGCCGAAAGAACGCGATGACAGGCTGGCCGCCATGTGGCGCGATCCGGATAAAACCGTCGCTGATGTCAGCGTCGAACTGGGCGTCACCTGGGCGGCGATAAAGCGCAAGGCCGAACGGCTGCGGCTTGGCCCCAAGATCGTCAAGGACGGGAATCGCCTGTACTGGTCAGCGGACGAAGACGCTGTCTTGAGACGCGGGTTGAAGCGCGGCTCATCCTGGGCTGACATCGCCCGCGTGCTTCCACCCCGCTCGATGGACTCCTGCCGCAAGCGCGCTTGTTATCTGGGGATTGTCCGCGAAGAACCTATCGAGCCGCCGCTGCCGCCGTTGCCGCCGCGGATTGTGCCGAAGGTGATCAGGTTGCCGGTCTGCCAGGCCCAGCCGGCGCATCCCGTCCGCGTGCTGATTGTGCCGCCGGCGCATGACTGTCAGTTCCCGTTGTGGAGCGATGGAACACCACGCTTTGAGCGGCGGGTTTGCGAATCCCCAGTCTGGCGCGGCAGCTATTGCAGGTGCCACTGGGAGAAATGCTACGAGACGGTGGGCGAGCGGATTTTGGAGATGGCATGATGGCTGACGGAGATGATGTTGTCGGCTGGCGCGTTCACCTGATCCAGCCGCTCGAAACGGTATCGAATATCAAGTCCGACCATTATTCGGTTGACTTCAAGACCAAAGAGGAAGCCGACGCCTACAAACGAAAAATGCAGGCAGAAGGCTGGGTTGCCAACACAAGCCCGGTTTTACCTGTCGCCGCAAGTGAGGGGAAAATGAGAAAAACAACACAGGGGCGAGCAGCCCCACCGGGGTTCAATGCAGACTGGCGCCTGCACGGCAGCGCGCCGCCCGTAGGGGCGGACAGCAAATCGCGGGAGCGTGGCTGAGCGAGGCCCGCCAGCAAACTTACTCGCCGAACGCGGACTACTAGGCGCGATCCTGGTTAACAACAAAACCGTGGATCGATGCGCCGGGCTTTCTGGCGAGGATTTTTACTGGCCGGCGCACGGCCTGCTGTTCGAGGCCATGCGCTCACGGATCGAGCAGGGGCGATCCGTCGATCCGATCGTGATGCAGTCGTTCGCGGATGTGGTGTTTGAGGGAGAGAGTGGCGTTGTCTATCTGATGAAGCTCGCCTCGATGGTGATCGGCACGCTGATGATCAAAGAGTATGCGGAGTCCATCATGGACTGCGCACTGCGGCGGCGAATCATCGAGGTAGCCGAGACGATGATCGCCGAGGCGCACGGCACCGAGCCCGGCCTGGTCACATCAACGGCGGCTGTCGCCGCCATAGAGCAGG